TTCCCGAGCATCCCGCCCGCACAGATCGACGCGATCCTCGCAGGGGTGGTCGAGCGTCAACCGGCAGTAGCAGCGGATGCGCAGCCGCAGCAAGTGCCGGTCGTCGAAGACGCCCCCGCGAGGTCGCTTGAAGAGCGAGCCGAGCCCGGCACGGTCACCGAGGGCGACTTCGTCTCGTGGGGCTCGTCTGGCGGGCGAGCTCGTGGCCGCATCGACCACGTGATGGACTACGGCACGCTCGACGTGCCGGGCACCGACTTCACGATTGAGGCGAGCGAGGAAGACCCGGCGGCGCTCATCACGGTGTACGAGGAAGTCAGCGGCGGCTGGCGGCCGACCGAGACACAGGTCGGGCACAAGGTGAGCACGCTCACGAAGATCGACGCGCTGCCCGAGCCGCCGCCTGCGGAGGAGCCACGGGCGAAGCCACGGAGGCGGAAGCGTGGCTAGGTATGACCACATCGACTTCAGCCCGCCGAGCGGCGTGCGTGAAGAGGCTGCGAAGGGGCTCGCATGGCGAAGAGAATACGGCCGAGGCGGCACGGCAGTCGGCGTGGCTCGCGCAAGAGACCTGAGCAACGGCACGACGATCAGCCCCGAGACGGCACGCAGGATGAAGGCATTCTTCGACCGGCATCAGAGCGACAGGCAAGGCGAGGGATGGAGTCCGGGCGAGACCGGATTCCCGTCGAACGGTCGGATAGCACACGCCCTGTGGGGTGGCGACTCGGGCTATTCATGGAGCAGAAAACTTGTGACGCAGATGAACGCAGCGGACGAGAACGACAGGAGCACGACGATGAACATCGAGCGCCGCAGTCTGGCGATTGACGAGGTCGAGTCGGCTGTCCCGCTGCTCGCGGTCGAGAGCCGCAGCGAGGACGACGGCAGCGAGCGTGAGTACATCGTCGGCTACGCCGCGAAGTTCGGCGTGCTGTCGCTGGAGCTCGAAGGCTCGTTCATCGAGCGGATCGACCCTGGTGCGTTCGGTATCGTCGCCGAGCGTCGCGGGCGGCGACGGCCGCTGGAGACTCGCGCCCTCTGGAATCACGACGCGAACTACCCGCTCGCGAGGTATCCCGGCACGTTGTCGCTCAAGGTGGACGAGGTCGGGCTGCGGTACGAGTTCCCGGTGCCTGACACGACGTACGGGCGGGACATCGCTGCGAACATCCGTGCGGCGATCGTGCGTGGCTCGTCGTTCTCGTTCACCGTGCCGAGCGGCGGCGATGCCTGGAGCGTCGAGGACGGTCGCAGTGTGCGAGTCATCAACCGCATCGACTCGCTCCTCGATGTCGGGCCGGTCACGTTCCCGGCGTATCCCGACGCCGACGTGAAGGTTGCCCAGCGGTCCTACGATGCTTTCGTTCGTCAGCGTGACGCCGAGGCTCATCGCCGCATGGCTGCGGCGACCCGCGCCCGAGAACTCCGCGAGTACCTGACACAGCATGGCCGCTAAGTCCGGCGACACGTGCGAGCGGTGCAAGGCCGCTCGGCTCAACGTCGCGTCGAGTCAGGCACGAGGCGAGTACCAGACTCGCTACCTTCGCTGCCCCCGCTGCGGGCACACCGACAAGCACGTCGTGCATTCCGAGCACGTGCGTCGTCGGGCTTTTACTTCATAGTAAAAAACCCGGCGTCGAACTGGATGGGTGCCGGTCTGGCTCCGTAGGTTCGTGGATAGGTGGCGTGCTCGCCGCCGCATCCCGACCAAGGAGATCGCACCGTGGACAAGATCAAGCAGCTTCTCGACGAGCTCGCCCAGGTGGTCGCCGAGATGGAGGCGATGAGCGAGGCTCCCGCCGAGGGCGACGCCCCCGCGATGGACGCGGAGGAGGAGTCGTCGCTTCGCTCGCTGTCCGAGCGTGCCGACAAGCTCCGCAGCCAGATCGAGCTGCTGCGTGCCATCGAGGCGAAGAACCTCGAACTGCGTGCCGTACTGGAGCGTGGTGCTCCCGCCAAGGCGATCGAGAAGGCTGCTGCCGAGGAGGCTCCCGTGGAGAAGCGAACCGTCCCCGCGATCCCCGTGTCGCACGGCCCGCTCAAGGCGTTTCGTTCGGCCGAGTCCGCGTACCGCGCTGGTATGCACCTGCGCGGCTATGTGTTCGGCGACGCCGAGGCCCGTCGGTGGTGCGTCGATCACGGCGTCGAGAGCCGCGCCCAGGCGGGCGGCGTCAACTCGCTCGGCGGCGTGCTGACCTCGCCGGAACTGTCCAGCGAGATCATCCGGCTCGTCGAGGAGTTCGGCGTCTATCCGCAGTTCGCTCGCCGGGTGCCGATGAACAGCGACACGCTGAACATCGCCCGTCGCACCGGTGGGCTCGCTGCCCGTCCGGTCGGCGAGAACGCCGAGGTGCTCGCGAGCGACGTGACGTTCGACAACGTCGAGCTCGTCGCGAAAATCTGGGGCGTGGCGAATCGCGTCCCGAACTCGCTGCTCGAAGACTCGGTCATCGATCTCGCCGACCTGATGGCGGTCGAAATCGCCCAGGCGTTCGCCGAGGCGGTGGACAACGCGGGCTTCGTCGGTGACGGCACCTCGACCTACCACGGCGTCGAGGGCATCACGAAGAAAATCGTCAAGGCTGCTCACTCGGCGTCGGTCGTCAGCACGACCGACAGCACCGAGGATCAGTACAGCGAGCTCACGATGAAGAACTTCACCGACCTCGTCGCCAAGCTCCCGATTTACGCGCGTCGATCGGCTCGGTTTTTCATCTCGCCCGCTGGCTGGGGCTCGGCGATGCTGCGGCTCGCGATGCTGCCCGGTGGTGCCTCTGGCCCCGGCGGCAACTCGTCGAGCGACGTGGCGGCCGGATTCGGCGAGCGGTTCCTCGGCTACCCCGTGACGCTGGTTCACTCGATGCACTCTTCGCTGACCGACAGCAGCGGCGAGGTGGCCTGTCTGTTCGGTGATCTCTCGCAGGCCGCCGTCTACGGCGAGCGTCGGGCGATCCAGATCCGCACGGCGTCCGAGCGGTACATCGAGTACGACCAGACCCTCACGTTCGCTACGACCCGCAACGCGATGGTCGTGCATGACGTGGGCTCGACCACGAAGGCCGGTCCCGTCGTGGCCCTCAAGTTCGGCTGATGCTTCCCGACTGACTGACTCTCAACCCTCCGAGGAGATCTAGACAGTGAACCATCTCGAAGCGACGAAGTCTGTCGTCGGTCACACCGAGAACCTGACGGCGGCGCAGACCCACACGCTCGTCATCGACCGTCTCGGCTACGAGTACGTGTCGCTCGACGTGGGGCAGGAGCCGTGGACGAACGCTGGCTACACGAGCCAGGCGGCGTTCACCGTGCTGAAGCTCAGCGAGTCGGACGACAACTCGTCCTACTCCGACGTGACGGCGTTCGTCGGTGGCGGCACCGGCGGCTTCACGATCCCCACGCCGACCGCCACGGCTGGCGACGTGGTCGTGCGGATGGACGTGGATTGCCGTGGGAAAAAGCGGTACTTGAAGCTCACCGCCACGCCGTACACGACCGGCACCGTCTACACGGTCGCCCGGCTCGGCAAGGGCGTCGATGGTCCCGTCAGCGCCTCGTCGAAGAACGTCAACGCCACGGTCAGCGGCTGATCCGGCTTGACACGACCGACACAGTGAGCGGCGGGTGGCGACGAGCCGCCCGCCGTTTCGCTTTGGAGGCTCTAGCGTGATCGTGCAGGTCGGCGATACGTCGGTCGAGGTGCGTGCCGAGGCGGTGCTGTCGGCTCCCCGTTTCGGGCCGCTCACGAACGTGTTCGCGTTCATCGAGTCGCTCATGCCGCTGCACATCCGCCCGACGCTCGGGCAGGGTGCCTACTGGTCGATGGCCCTCACCAGGATGCTTGAGATGTTCTCGGACAAGACCGAGTACATCATCACGCTCGACTACGACACGTTCGTTACGCAGTCCGATGTCGAGCGGCTCTTCGCCTTGGCGATGACGTGCCAATGCGACGCCCTCGCCCCGATCCAGGCGAAACGCGAGGACGGGCGGCCGATGCTCACGCTCCTCGACACGATGGACGACCCGCCCGCCGACGGCAAAACCGAACTCCCGCTGTCGTGGTTCGCCGAGCCTGTGCAGCAGGTCGATACGGCTCACTTCGGCTGCACGATCATCTCGACCAGGGCGCTCAGGCGAACGCTCAAGCCGTGGTTCCACTCGAAGCCCGACGCCGAAGGCGGCTGGGGCGACGGGCGAATCGACGACGATCTCTGGTTCTGGCGGCAATTCAGGGCGAGCGGTAACCGCCTCTTCATCACGCCACGCGTCGTGATCGGTCACGGCGAGTACGTCATCTCGTGGCCGAGCAAGGATTTCTCGGGCCCGGTGTTCCAGCACACGACGAACTGGCAGCGGACGAAGAAGCCGCCCGAAACTGCATGGAGGGTGGGTGAATGACGACAATCAGAGTGCGGATGAATCGTGCATACGGTGCCTACAAGGCGAACGAGCTGGTCGAGGTGGACGAGTCGTTCGCCGCGCGGCTCTTCGCGTGGGGTTATGCCAAGCGAGAGACACAGCAATCGCTGATCGAGACGGCAGCGGTGGAGCCGGTCGCGGAGCGGGCAGACGTGACGCCACGACGCAGGGGGCGACGCCATGAATGACGGCAAGCGGTATCGGTCGCTCAAGGTCGCCACGCAGCCGGTCGTC